CAATTTGCTCATCAATTTCGATAATTTCATTATCAGTTTGCTTTAATACTTTTCTACGAACATAATCTACTGAGAAATATTTGCCGATATATGGCTCCATCGTAGCCAACAAACCAAGTCTTTCAGTCATCAACTCAGATTCTTTGAGTTCTGAGAATTGGTTATCATACATGAAATCATACTGGATATGATCAGACATGTATTCCCAATCTTCTGGGGTAACAATATTTTTCAAGATTAACTGAGTTTTTAACATATCGTTAAAAATTTGAGCAAATCTTTTTCTCAAACGACCGACAAATTTTGTGAACTTAAGTTCATCTCTTAAAATTTCTGAAGATCTTCCAAGATTAAATCCACCATCATTTGCAATTCTAGATTCTGGAACTCCAAGTGCTCTATAAAGTTTTTTCTGGAAATACTCAATATCAGCAAGTTCTCCAAGATTTTGTCCACCAGGTAGTGTAGTAATTTCAGTACCACGACCGCCTTCTCTTCTAGGTAACCAGAAGTCTTCAAGCATACTCATGAACTTGCGATCATCACGAACTTCACCAGTGCTAGCATCATAAACTAGCTTGTTGCGATAGCGAGACATCACATCGCGTAGGTATTGTTCTGCTTTTACCTTAGGTAGATTGCCTACATCAATGTAGAAAATTCTGCGCTCAGGAGCACGGGACAATCTGTAGATAACAAGTGAGTCCTCAATCATGCGGAGTTGATTGAGAGACTTGATTGCTTTGTGTAGATACGAAAGAACTGTTCCTTTATTTCTGTCTACAAGTCCTGATGTGCAATATGTAATAGAGTCCTTAGCAATTCTTACTCCCTTTTGACCACCAGATCCAGAAACCATACCGAGAGGATAATTTGGTTTAGGTGTATAGATGAAATACTCTTCTATTTCTGGGTAGAATGTTTTACTTTCTTCGTTAACTCTACCTAAATCAATTTGCTGTTTTTTATCGACTTTTTTCTCTTGACGAATAAATCTCATTTTCATGGGATCAATGTATCTTAACTCTTGAATCCCTTGCTCTGGTTTTTTGAGATCAATTACTTTATGGTAATATAGTCTACCATCAACATACCAATTTCTAAAAATCTCATGAGATTTTTTATCAAAGTCTAAAAGTTCTTTTATGTATCTGAATTCATTTCTAATGATATTTTTTATTTTATCACTTGCATTAAGATTTGATAACTCAATCTCTACGGGTGAATCATATAGGTCACTGATAATTGCTTCATTCACAACATCTTCAATGGCGTTATCACACTCTGGGTGTAACGCCATTTCACGATATCGTTTAATCAAATCATGTTCTGTTCTGTAAACACCTTCGATGTCTACATATTGACCATAAAATCCACTGGCAATAAAATTATCAACCCCGTCCTCGTTATTAGGAGGAACGGGGGAAACTATTGACTTGGACTTTTCTTCAGATGAATCAATAGAAAATCCAAAAAGTTTTGCCATTTTATAATAAGTTTAAACTGTTATTGACTATTTATCAACTGATTTGAACGTCAGTTGATTCACCACCAGATGATGCTCCAGCAGTCCAATATTGAACTTGGAATTCAACAGTATACTCTTCTAAAGTATCTGTGGTATCATAAGAAAGATCGATCTGGGAAATATTGGTTGGGAAGATATCAAAGAACTTATAGGTTCTAAGTGCTTGTATGGATGTTCCATCTGCACTAGTACTATTTGTTGTTGACTCAACAGTTCCAGCACCTCTTCCAAGTTGATAAACATAAGCATCAGCCATGTAAGATGCAGGATTTGATGCACCAGTAGCGTTGTCCAGTTTACTGATACCGTTCATCCACTTTTCAAAAGCAGTTCTAATCTTGAAGTTTTCATCGTTGATAACTGTAACTGTCCAGGTATCAAATGTTCTCTCACCAGCAACCTTTAGAATACGTCCTCTAAAAGGAACATCTACAGGAGCGACATTCGATGCAGGAAGTGCTGCTGCTTTACACAGGAATTTGAATAAACCCGCTTCATTAGCATCACCAGTTGTTGACCAGGTGCTAGTTCCAGCAGCAGTTGGGAATGAGGGGATTGAAACCTCAAATAGATTAGGTCTTGCACCACCCCCAGCAAGTGCAGACTTAAAACCTGTAATTGTACGTAAAGTTGTCATTGGATTTTACCTCGTTTGAACCTCTTTTAAATTAAACGTTACCAATTACTTCTTCAAATGACACACCAGTTCTGGTAGCCACAAAAGTCAATCCAATGAAGTTAATTGATCTATTTGGTTTGATGTAAATGTCTGCGATGAATTCATTACTATCAATCACTGCTGCCGTATTATTTGTTTCATCACAAATGACGCGGAAGTCTTGAATTCCTCTCTTTGCTTGAATATCTCTCAGGAAAGGTTCAACTGTATTTACAAATCCACTTCTTGTGAGAGGATCATTGAATTCAAACATTACATCCTTCGCTGCGGCTTCAATAGCCTCCTCAACGTAGATAAACAATCTACGAACATTGATTCTATCAAACGCTGATGCTTTAGCAAGAGCAGTTTTATCACCAAAGAGGATGATTCCAGATCCAGGTGAGAACACTACTGGATTAATTCTTTCCGAGTAGAGACGATCTCTTTGTGCCTTTGTTGGATTGTATGCTAGTTTTACTGCATTGAGGATTGAACCTCTTGATGTTCCTGCTGGTGAGAACCATGGGAAGTTAACGGTATCATTTCTAGCACATAGTCCAGCAATATCTCCATTCAATGGAACATATCTAAATGTGTTGGAGAATCTATCATACATGTACTTATATCCACTATCAAAGATTGCATAAGATGATGAAGGAATTGCTGAATAGAAACTAATTAAATTATCTGTAATTGTTGCTGCGTCTTTAAGTGTATAAGAATCTGCAGCATTTTCAGTTAAGAGACCTCCTCTGTAAGGAGAAATAAATGCAATTGCATCTTGTCTCAACTCTGCTACAGAAATCAGTTTACTTGCTAATGCCTGGGAAATTTCTTTGCTGTATCCAGCAGATCCCATAAGTAGGAAGTCAACATCATACTCTTCGGTATTTTCAAATAATGCATAACCAGTTGAAAGATCTGAAAGTGCTGCAGTCAATCCTCCAGTAGTTGTGAGACCAGTTTTACCTCCGTAGTTTACACCATTAGCGAGTGTATATGTTACTGCTCCAGAAGCAGCAAATTTAATTCCTGATGCTTCTTGATCCCAATCGGTATCGGATTCTAGACTGAATCCACCAGAAGCTACTGCAGTTGTGGTAATTCCACTTGGAGCACCACCACCGAAAATGTAGGAGGAATTTTCTGAAAGATACTTTCTCCAGTAAGAAGGAGCACCTGCAGAAAACTCAGCATCAGTTGCTTTTGAAAGCGATAAATGTTTTTCTAGAATAGTACCAGCGTTTCCAGTGATAGATCCATTGTCATCAAATACCACAACATGAACTTCATCAAATCTGGAATTTCTTGATGCCGCGTAAGCTGAAGTTCCTGGGCGATTTGCTAAACTATTCCAATTTACTATTGAATTGGTTAGAGTAATGGTTTGTTGATCGAACCAATCTTGTCTAGCAGTATAAGATGTAGTTCCGAAAGATGTTGACTGACCTGCAGTGTGAATCGCAACACTTCCTGCAGAAGAGAATGCGTAAACACCACCTTGCTGATAATCAACTGCAGTTTCTGTTCCAGCTGCAGAAACGTGACTAATAACTTTTACTGAGACGTAGTTTGTACCTTTGTCTGTAACTACACCTTTTAGATAACCATCTAAAACAGTGGTCGATCCTGCACCAGGTAAAACTGCTGAAATTGCTTGAGTAACACCCATTCCAACAGTAATGCTGACTCCAGATGCTACTCCAGTTCCAACACCGCTGAGAATCTGGTCTGCTTTACCGTCAATAACTGCTACTTTAATGCCGTTTGCCCAAGAACCAGGATTTCTTGCCGCAAAGGTTACGCCAGAGATTGTACTCTCGTCATATCCGAGATTTACATAATCTTCATAACTTTTGATCTTGATGCTTGATGCAGATCCTACAAATGCATTTTTTAAATACGTGTTATCACTTCTTACAACTCTCAAAGTACCACCATATGCCAGATATGATGATGCTGTTAACCAGTTTTCATAATGCTTATCGATAGCATATGGATTACC